AGGGTTTTCGTGACTCCTGCACGTACAATTTGTTGCATTACTTGGCTTTCAGCAAGCGGAGTTGGTGTGAGTCCCGCAGCTCTATATACCCTGTTATCAAAATCAAGAGTGCGAGTTGCAGCCTCGTCAAACAGTTCTATAATTCGCCGTTCAGATACATTGTACCCTCGAAACAACTCTTTCGTAATCGCTTGGCGAGCATTGCTTATTATTTCATGCCGTAGTGTTGGCCAGTTTGTTGCCCCTTCTAATTCACCAAGTCGTCCGATGCGGCGTGCCATTTCATTAAGTATTGCCTGTTCAACTTCAGCCATGACCCTTACAATGGCTTCCCCTGCATCTTCAAGTTGACGATAGGTGAGCATATTTATTCATCCTCTCCGGACGTAAATGTATTTGTGCCGTAAGTCGGCCCCAAGGTCACTGCGTTTGCTTTGGCGGTTTCTTCGTCCTCACTATACCAGCGCATCCTATATTCCCAAATTTGCATGATGCCGCTTGCAACATCCTCTCGGTCATCGTTTCGTTTCTCTTCATCACTGATAATATATCCATCGGAGAACTCTACTTTTATATTAGCATCGGGATTTATATCTTTTTTCAAGAAATTCTTGCCAACCCAAAGGATAATCCTCACAAGATCCTGCAAAGCCTTTTCTATGGCAATGCCGTGCTTTGATGCGTATTGCTTTAACTCCTGCTTATCGCCGGCATATTGCGTTGCCGTTACTACTGCGCCTCGCGAGTCCGCACCAAAGCGGTAATGCTTTGCACCTAAACCACATTTAAACGATAGGTAGTCGAGCTGCGCTTGCACACCGTCCTTGTTTTCCTCAACTCTTAGTGATGGGTTAAACTCATGAACCATTTTTTTGTCATCGGCCCACTCGTCTCCTATTGACACAAACAACTGCTGCATCATATCGTCCGGTGTAATGTACAATGGCGATCCGTCTGCAGTAACACCGGATTGTTTTGTTAGTTCGCGGTTGTAAAACACTTTTTTTCCGCCCAGTTTGAAGTCGCGGCAAAAATTGTTGAAAGCAAGATCAACTCCCATAAGGTTGTCGATTGCCTCAGAATACACCGAACAGCCCAGTCCAAGATTGTTTTTGTAAGGGTTGACTATGTTTGGGCGGATTATGTAGAAGAATGGCTTAGGTGACCCTGTCACGAATCTTGGTGCTATACCTTCCGGCAACTCCGCCACTTCTAGCTTGTTACTGCTGCTGACTTTGTAATAGCGGTTTTCAATGACATACATACCTTTTTCAAGCGTGTGTATTTCGAGATAAATGAACTGCTTGCCTTTTACCGTGTTTTCGGATACAAATGCAGCCTCAGTAATTCTTTTATAACGTCTCGTAAGAGGAATAATACAAAACGCGGGCAGATACTCCATTCTTATTTCTGCATCCGGCGAGACTGTTACATTACCGTTTTTCATAACTTTCAGCTTATCAAGCTTTAGAACAAAAGCGCCGGTTCCGCTATAAAAAGCTTTTTCGACTAAGGAATTAGCCTCTTCCCAAAATTCAATGCTACCAAATACGCCACCAGTGCCGTCTTCACCCTGCACAAAATCTGTTGAGTTCTTGTCGTCAATGACAATCTTTGTTTTCTCGTTGAGCAGAACAGACGCCCAATCCTCACAGACTTTTTTAGCCATCTTCATTGAGTATAGCCTCCGCGACACATAGCCACCGTTCTCTTGAAGTTCTCTAACCCGGTGAAATGAGGCGAACCCCTCCCACCATTTTTGCCACTTGCTAATTTCTGAATAATAGCTTGCAGATATGTTGGTGTTGTAGTCTTTGTTGAGAATGTCAATAATCGATTTAATGTACATGCTTATCTCTCTTTCATGTCTGGGCATAGTCTTGGTATAAAGCGTTCCCAACTGTATTCCGATCCATCAACAATATCAATGTCGGTTGAGAAGTTGTCTAACCGGGTATCAGGTATCTTCTTGCACCACACTGCTGATCGTAAACCGCCACGTACAAGTGTGCAGCCTCTCGCAACTTTCATGCGTCCGGTATTCAACAGTGTATTACCTACTCTTATGCGCTCAAGGATTTCGTACTTAGCACTATCTCCAATTTCAAGCATCATTTTATTTTTCCTGATTGCTGTTCTCAAACTGTTAATGAGATATTGAGCTTCGCTGTCGGCCCAAACATACTTGATATACAACTGCGGATATGCGGTGCGTAACCGTTGAATAAACCCCACAAACTCCCGACACAGCTTGTCTGCATCTATATCGCCCTTTTTGCCCTCGATATTGCCGTCAGCGATGAAGGTTAGTTTGTCGAACCTCCTGTGAATCGCTGTTGCTACAAAGGTTGTTAACGATTTTGTACCTCCAAAGTCGACGCCAATTGAAACAAAGTCAACATCGCTTAGGTATGCGTCGTCAATATCAACCAGATAGTTATCCTCGTTGTCTGCAAATTGCTGATATACCAGTCCATCGGCTACTACACGTTCTCCTAAGATATCGCGCCGGTACCAAACCGAGTCAGGATCATACTGCGCTTCTATTTGCTTCCGGCGTCCCTCCGATATGCTCAAATTGTCAGCCATGGTAAAGTGCTGATACAGATAGCTGTCGGGCATAGTTTCGAGGTAGCGATCTATGTACCATTCGTAAATTGTGTGTGTCGGATAGCAAGGGTTGAGATCCCATAGCGTAAACGGCCATTGCGCTGCAGCCTGCCTACCGAAAGCAACTTTGATAAAGCTTGTACGGCTATCATCACTATCGAAATGCTCGTTTATCTCAGTTGAAATCCACAAGCCATAACTGTTACCGAGAATGCTCCTGTAACTATTTTTTAATCCGCCACCCGAGAATATGACGATTTTTTCGCCGGTTTTAGTCTGAATGAACAATGCTTCGTTGTTTTTGAACTTCCCCCAGCGACAACGCCCCCGAAAGAGGTGTTCTAAACCAAAGCCGTTACAATCGCCTATGTTCATCTTAGCATTTGCTACGGTTGAGCCGGTGGCTAGATGAAACCTGTCCGGACACTGCTCAAGATAATTAGCTGCAATTATGCAGTGGTCTATCGTTTTTCCGCTTCTGATTGCTCCTTCAGCAACACAAATGCGATAATTCAACGCAGACTTAATATAGTCTTGATGCTTTTTGCTAAAAGGTGCCCAGTTAATCGTCGCCGTCTGTGTTATCATCGTTCAACAACTCCGCAAGTGTGGTCATGTCTTCAAGGTCCACTATAGTTGCGCTTTCCAAATCTGCCTTTTTCATATCAAGCTCGTATCGCTTATTGTCATACTCTTTGCGATGCCTATCCATCGGATTGAGCTCAAAGTGCCGCTCTAAAAATGCAAGAGATTTTTGACGATCGGCAAGCTTTATCTTCACGCCCTCACGACCTTCTGACACCTCGGTGATGAGCTGACCATCAACTCGCGAACTGTCGCGGAGCTTAACGATATTTGTAGATTTTGTAATCGGCATCAGCTTGCCGGTCTTAGGGTGCTCCATCTTAATGACAGCGCCGTTATGCGTGACAGGCACAAGTTTACTTTCAAACTGAACATAGTCGTGCATATCTGCAAAAGCTATCTTTATGTGCATCGCTACAACATCGTCGCCGGTGATGTTGCCATACTCTGAGTGCTTGATTTTGCGGAGTTCCTGCAACTCAGCTTGTATCTTAGGGTTTCTTAGGAGTGCCGAAGCCGACGACATCGCCGCATTGTAAGTGCAGCCATAAGCCATGACATACGCTTGAGTTGCGTTACAGGTTCTAACGAACCTCAAGCAGAAATCCCTTTGTTTATCATTGAGTTCCTCGTTTTCTATGACCTTGTCAACGAGCTTCTCGTCAACAGTTTTTGGCTTTGCTTTTCGTGTCAAGCTCGTCTTTGATGCGTTCACTTTATCGCCGCCACGTTCATCTTGTGCTTTTTTCCCTTTAGCAACCTCTTTTTTGTCCCAGTCTTGGATTTGTTTCCATCTCCGAACAGTGCTGTCTGACACCTTTAGGGATTTGGCTATATCAATGAGCTTTTCACCGGCTAAGTACCGTTTCTCGGCTTCAATGCTCACCGGATTGCGAGCTCTAGGCACAGTCATCACCTCCGAAGTGCGTTATCCCACGTAATGAGCGATCCCTCCTAAAACAAAAATGACACATGGTAATGCCACACCGTTTCCCCACATTTTATACTCAGCTGAATCCGAATGCGGAGATTCTAGCCATTTTATAATCTGCTTTCTACTTTTTGGTCTGCTCGACTTGCCAATACTAAGGCGGTGTGTTTCCCAAACTTCTGACCAAAATAATATATCCTCTTCAGTAGGCTCGGGAGTTTCTAAGCACTCGCACCAATCGTGAGGAAATCCCTGTAGCAAAGCGCACTCGGTTGGAGTGAGCCTGCGGACAATATAATTATTGCATACTGCTGAAGGACCACGAGAAACAAGAGTAGTTATACATTCCTCGGTAAATTGCGGTTTATATTGAGCATTTTTACCTTGGTTATAAGCTCCGCGGTCTATACCATAACTTACAGCATGCCTTTCTACGGAATTGAGCGTGAAGCTGACATCCTTGCCAATGCCTGTTCCTCTATGTGATGGTCGAGAGCCGTTACCCTCAATCGCATAAGTTACAACTGCGTTACCGCCACGACCGCCGGGAGAGGGCGAACATGTTGTTATTGTTTCCGCTATATCCGACTGCCGGCATCCTGAATCCGGATTGCCAGACTTCATAGAGTTTGCACCGAGTGAGTCGAGAGTGTACACCTCCGAAACAACGGCTATACCGCCTTGGTTGCACGAGGGATTTCCCCCGGCTTTATCAAGTGTGCGTGAAGTATCGGCCTCGTATATGCCAGAATGTGGGTTACTTGACCGCATTGAGTTGCCTTCATGCGAAGAAATACCATAAGCAGTGGGTACAAATACCGTCTGATCGTTACCAGTGGATAATGTTGCGGATATATTATCTTGCACCAGCGGTCCTTTACCCCCTCCGGGGCATCCTGCCCGGATTTTGAGCGTTTTCGGCTTGTTTTCCACAGCCACAGCTAACTGATTATCTCCCATGTCCGCACGGAGTGTGCCGGATGCACTGCCTTGCCAGTAATGACCGCCGACACGTGATATTGCTCCGGGTTCAAAGACTATCGGCTGATGTCCTTTTTCATTAGCACGCAGCGTACCTGTTATTTCTTCGGAAACGTCCATAAACAATCCGCCCTGGTCGTTTAAGACTCTAATAGGCTGCTCCAGTATGCAATTTGCATTTCCAGAGCTATTCGCAGCATCTCCGGCAGTTGTTTCCCACGTAAAGCCGCCCTGCGGAGGATTCCCTCGCAAGCGCGTTTCGTCAAATAGTATTTTGCTTGCACTTTCGCCTGTAAAATCGACGACAAGGTAACAACGGCGACGTCTTTGGGCGACTCCCCAAAATTGAGCATCGTATGTCCGCCATGCAAGGGAGTAATTATTTCCCATGATTTCGCCTGAGTTTGTCCACTTTCCCTTTTCAGGCATAGGGACATGTGCGGTCTTATCTTTAATTTTGACAAGTGCATTTAGTATCTCCAAAAAATCGTGACCATGGTTGCTTGAGTACATACCGGCCACATTTTCCAATACCGCTACTTTCGGCTGCTTCCCACCCGTTGCCTCGCGCATCTCACGTATAATCCGAATGATTTGAAAGAATATTCCGGACTTCTTGCCATGTAGCCCGGCACGTTTACCCGCAACACTGAGATCTTGGCAGCAAAAACCGGCTGTGATAATGTCGACAGCCGGCACGGTATACCCATTTATTTTATATACATCTCCGAGATGCTCTACATTAGGCAGTCGCTTTGTAGTCACTCGGATAGGAAAGGGTTCTATTTCGGATGCCCATATTGGTGCTATACCCGTGAGGATTGCAGCAAATGTAAAGCCGCCACTGCCATCAAAGAGTGAGCCAAGCGTGAGTTTGTTATCCATCTGTGCTCACCTCGGAGTATGGCAGATCTTTACCCCCGCGTATAACAACGACCCCGTCGGCTGCGCCGACGTGCTCGATATACCGCTTTATTATTACATCGCAATATTTTGGATCTATTTCCATCGTATGGCAGATGCGTTTGTTTTTATCTGCGGCAATGAGCGTGCTCCCCGAACCCCCGAACAAATCGAGTATTATCCATCGTTGCTTTGATGAGCTTAGTACAAAACGCTCTATCAGAGACACAGGTTTCATTGTTGGGTGCTCTTTACTTATTGCTGGGCGATCATGTTCGACAACGGTCGTCTGCGTCCGATCGTCAACAAAGTAGTGTGCATTTCCGGACTTCCAACCGTATAGGATAGGTTCATGTTGCCACTGATAATCCTGGCGACCGAGGACAAATGAGTTCTTCACCCATACAAGGCATTGTCTGATTTTAAATCCAGATTCCTCGAATGCTGTCCGGAAGTTTATCCCCTCTGTATCTGCGTGGAATATATATGCTGCAGCTCCGGGGGCGCTTACATTATGGATATTTGCAAAAACTGATAGTAAGAAGGTCTTAAACTGATTATCAGGCTGACAATCGCCCGTCATTTTTCCCGCCACGCCCTCGTAATCGACATTATAAGGCGGGTCGGTTATGATTAGCTTGGCAACCTTACCATCCATAAGACTGGCGACATCGTCAGGATTACAAGCATCGCCACACATAAGACGGTGTTTTCCGCCGAGGACATAAATGTCGCCTGTACGAGCCACCGGCGCACCTTCGACCTCCGTGAGTGCTGTGTCAAGGTTGAAATCATCATCCTCGCCACTCAAATCATCGAAATCAATCTCCTCAAAAGAAAAAAGCTCATCCATATCCGATTCTGTGAATCCGCTTAGGCTGAGTAGCATTTCGTCCGCATCTGACGCCAATTCATCAAGTAGGGCAGCGAGCTTCTCATCATCCCACTCGCCGGTGATTTTATTAAGTGCGATGTTAAGAGCCTTTTCCTTTTGCTCGTCGATGTCGATGACATTGACAGCCGCAGTTTCATGTCCTAGGTCAAGCAGTACGTTTCGTGTCTGATGTCCAGACACAATGTTTTTGGTCTGCTGATTCCATATTATTGGCTTTACCAGACCAAAAGCCTCGATTGAGGCCTTGATTTGCTCGTATTCCGTATCGCCAGGTTCCAGTAGCTTGCGAGGATTATAAATAGCCGGGTTTAGATCCATGAGATTCATGGTAACTATTTTCACTGTAAAGTACTCCTTTTTCGTTTGTCCCATCCGGAATATCATCGGCGAAATGAATACCGGTCAACTTATACCGCATAAAGGAGCTATGCAGTGCCGAAAATCCTCCTTTCAGAGAAAATAGCTGCCACTTAATGTGGTAGCTATGGCGATTCGAGTACTTTACAGGCTAAATCATAACACAGGATTTTTTGACATGTCAATGAACACTTTTTGACATGAGGGAAAACGTCAAGGTTTTTGTAGACCGTCAATGCCGAAAAACAAGGCGGCTAGGCGCTCAAAGGCTATATCGCAATCTCTATAAATAGTCCTTTCGACCACATTTTCAGCCTCCGCAATCTCCGAAATTGACATCTGATTGACATCGATGAAAAGTAAATATATCACCCTATGCCGCCTCATTTCCTCAGAATTTCCCGAAATTTTGCACATTGCCCCATAAATGTTGAGCATTTCTTTGATGTGTGCGACTATGACGGATGTCCGAGCGGTCGACCGCATGATTGACTCGATGGAGGCGGAACTGCTCCCGCTATATGAGCCGACCATGTCGAGAATCGTGAGCGCACTTTCGTCAGTTACTTTGTCGGCATCATACACCGCATTTTCCACATGTGCTACGAAACTGCGATAATTCTTGAGGAGCAGCTTGGTATTTCTAAGTCTCCAGTCTGACCGCTTTTTCGCATCTTTGGACTGTTCCGCTTTATAAGTCTCAATCGCAATCTCCGCTGCAATCTTTGCAGCCTCCTTGGTTGCTACCCGCGCAGCGGTTTCGCTTGCGATTCGGGTAATATGTTCATTGCTTTTCACTTGATGTGCCTCCTCTATTATGATAGACTGTCCATGGTTGGTGGGCTGTCTTCTTTCGGGGAGGCGGTCTTTCTTTATGCTAAATACGATTTCCTGTTACTGTGATACTTGTGATTCTGCAGGCTCATAACCATAATCGTCACCGGCACCGGGTTCGTCATCGTCGACTACCGTGCAATCAACATCGATCACATCGTCAGTTCCAGGTGGAAGAGCTTTTTGATGGGGAGCAAGTGCCGGAATATCCGTATCGACACTCTTAGCGTCCGACGACTCCGGCTTTTTCTCGTCATCGAAAAGAGATGTCTGTCCGTTAGTGATTTCACGCAATATCCAACTGCCTGTTGTCTTGTCCCATACAAGCTCGAAATTACCACCGAGAAAACCGCTTTTTTTGTCTTTGTAAGTTATTGTCGACGTGACATTGTGCTTGAACTTTGGTATTATGATTTCTCTCTCCGCACCTTCGT